GACGGAGATATTATTCTCTTTACAAAAACATTTGATGACCCAAAAGAAAATTTTGTGTATCCATCAAAAAACAGGTACAACGCCTTACCGCTTAGTGAGCTGAAATACAGCGTTTTTTATCAGCAATTATTGCACGATGAGGAACAACAAGAACAACCCGTAACAGATTTAATTTTTGATGTAGTATATTAAAAATATGACTAATGAGGGAGGACTGTTTTTTAATCTAATGGCAGAACAAAGTAAGTCATTAGGAGGTCAAATATCCAACCTTAAAGATAACTTTGACCAAATGCTCAATGAGATAGGAAAATCAAGTGAGGGTATTGTTTCAGAAGCAATAAAAGGAGTGTTTTTTTTGGTAGAAAACTATCAAACATTAGGCAAAATTATAGCTGGGCTTATTGTTACTTATGGGACTTATAAGACGGCAATAATTGTACATAATGCCCTTATAGCTCTGAATACTCAACTTACTAATGGCTGGACAGTTGCGCAATTAGCACAATATAGAGGGCTTTTGTTGTTAGAGAAAGCTCAAAAACTTCTTAATGCTACTATGCTTGCTAATCCTTATGTATTGGTAGCTACTGCAGTGGTTGGGTTGGGTGTTGCTATGTGGGCGTTGAAGGATAACACCACAGCAGCAGAGAAAGCACAGCGGGATTATAACAACCAAAAACAGAAAGCTATAGACTGGGAGCAACAGCATAAACAGAAAATTGACGACCTAATAGAGAGCGCCACCAATCAGGCTTTAGCAGATGCAGACCGTCAAAAGGCTCTTATTGCATTGCAAAATGAATACCCTAATATCTTTGCTAAGTACGATATTGAGACTCTTAAATTAGCAGATATACTCAAACTAAAGCAGGAGATTGCTAAACACGATTCAGAAGACAAGAAATTCCAACGCACCAATGAATTTCTGAAGTATCAAGACTTTGAAAAAGCATTAAATAAAGCAAAGACAGGTAAAAGCACTTATGATATAAGTAAGCTAAAAAACTCCATTCTTGACGAGGAAATGACTCGTGTATTTGGCAAAAACTGGTTCAATGGGAGTAATCTATCTGATGTAGAAAAGTACATCAAAGAAAGGCAGAAAATTGCAAAGAATGATGTTAAGGGGGATGCTGTAGCTTCTTGGTCATCAAATCTTAAGAACCTATCAGAGGAGCAGGTAAAGAAAGAATTAGAGCATAGACAGAAACTCATTGCGGACTTGCAAAAGCAAAAGAAAGCAGGTAACAAATGGGCTTCACACGGGGTTAATTTTGGAGGTGATTGGTTTGCTTTCAATGAAGAGGAACTACAAGCACAATCAAAGACCTTACAAGCACAATTAGACAAGCTCCACGAGCAGACCTATAGTTATACTGACCTTTCCAAGAAGTATGCCGATGCTGTTAAAAAAGCCGAGCAGGAGCTTGCAGACATCACCAATAACAAGGTTGGTTATAAAACTGAAAGTGACTATCAGAAAGCTGTTGCTGAAGCTAAGGAGAAACTTAAACAAGCAAAAAAAGTATATGATGATTTTTCAGTAGGTAATGATAAAAAAGCAAAAGCCACCAAAACCAAATCCGAACTTCCTACTTTTGACCAAGAAGCACACTTGCTACAGACTCAAAGAATTGCTATTGACAATGAATTAGCAGAGCAAAAAAAAGGAATAGATACTTTGCAAGAGGGGTATGATAAGGAATTAGCTCTTATTCACTATTTTTACGATGAGAAAGCTGAAGCTATTCGTAGAGGTGGGGAGGATGCTCGTATTGCCTTAGAAAAAGAACGAGCCAATAGTAAAGGACTAATGAGTAATGAGACTTATAATGCTCGTCTTAATGCAATCAATGAGAATGAAATGATAGCTAATGAGCAAAATAATGCCCTTAAGACTCAACAGGAACAAAAGTTGTTTGATGGATTGTTAGAAAAGTATCAAACCTATACAGACCAGCGTAAAGCCATTGAAGAGAAATATAATGCTGATATATCCGCTTTACAAGCTAAATTAGGTGCAGATGCTCCACAAGTGAAGAAAGCGCAAGACGAAAAAGCTCGTGAGCTTAAGAAATTGGATATACTCTACAAGAAAGAAGGTACAGCCATTGCGAAATTGTTTGACAATCTACGTAAAAAGACTGTTAAGGAGATACGTCAAACCATAGCAGACGCCGAAGCTGAGATTGATGCCTTAGCAAGCACACTTGATATGAGCGACAACGCCAATGTAGAGTTTATAGCAAACCTCCGTCAGCAATTAGGACAAGTAAGAGACACAGCGGAACGTAGTGATACTGCCTTTGGTAGGCTTGGTAAGAATATTCAAACACTATTTAAAGCCAAACCTAATACCGCAGAATGGCAAGAAGCGTTCAATGGAATGCTATCATCAGCACAATCTATTACAGGCGAATTTGCTCAATTAGGACAAGAGTTTGAAAAGTTAGGACAGAGTACAGGAAATGAGAGCTTGAAGCGAATAGGGCAAACTATGCAAAACGTTAGTAATGTACTCAATAGGACTGCATCATTTGCTCAAATAGGAAGCGCAGCAGGACCGTGGGGAGCCGCTATTGGTGCTGTAGTAGGTCTTATAACTTCAGGATTTGAGAGTGCGGCTAAAGCTCGTATGGAACATGAAAAAAAATTACAAGAAATAGCCAACTCTAAGATAAATCAACAAAGTGAATATAATAGGCTTTTGTATGAAGAACGAATGCTACACAAGGAGAATACTTCTGTATTTGGGACAAAGGAGGTTGCTAATGCTCTTGGATATTTAAAAGAATACAGCACCCAATGGAACTCCTTACAGAAAGATATTACAAGCGGACTATCTGAAGAAAGAAGAAACTACCTCAAAGAACAAATAGAAAAAGGATTTAACCCTTTTTCAAAATCAAGTGAAAAAGAGTGGAAAGAAAAAATAGATGAGTTAGTAGCAAAACAGAGCAAACTTCAAAATATAATGGTAGCAGATGGTAGCTATACTACAGGGATTTTGTGGTGGAAAAAAGCTCATACAGATTGGAAAAGTATTATAGATGTTTATCCTGATTTGATAAAAGCTAATGGTGAATTTGATAATGAATTGGCAAAAAGCATCGTTAAAAACAGAGAGTTTGGAGGTAGCGGAAAACAAGCATTACAGGATATTATTGATAGTTACGAACGTGCTCAAGAAGCTCAAAAGAAATTTGATGAATATGTAAAAAATACTTTTGGAGAACTTGGTACTTCTGTGATTGATAGTGTTTATAACGCTCTTCAGAAAGGAGAAGATGCCTTTGAGAGTTTTGCTAAATCAGTAGGAAATGTAATAGGCAAATTAGGAAAACAATTAGCTTATGAACTATATGTTGCAGACGATTTTAAAAGGTTACAGGAAAAAATAACACAAGCAGGGAAGAATAATAATGGTAGCGAGGATTTTGCTCGAAAATCATCTCAGATTGTGAGTGAATTTGGTAACGCAATGAAAAGTAAGGTTTCTGAAATGGAGACATTCCTTAAGCAATGGGATGATATGGGTAAAGCAAACGGATTTGAATTTCTTAATGAGCAACGCAAGGCTACAGAAAAAGGATATATGCGAATGAGTCAAGACACAGGAGACGATTTGTTAGGACAACATAGATTACAGACTCAACTAAGTGCTGAGATAAAGAATGTAATGTTACAAAGTGTCAAAGAGTTTGTTGAAATGCATAAGTTTATGCAAGGATCGTTCGCACAACAGCTAAGACACCTTGCAGGGATAGAGACCAACACTTACAAATTACACAAGATAGAGACAGATATAGCAGGAATGAAACGAGGTATTGATGAACTTACCACTAAAGGAATTAAAATGCGTACATAGAAAAAACCCCTTAATTGGGGCTTTTCTTATTTTTACCAATCGTCTTTATCTTGACTTTTTACACTCTTTACTATATTTTGTACTAATAAATTAAAGAATGTTTCAATACTTTTCTTTGAATTTTCATCTTTTAGTTTACCTTCCTTATTAAAAGTGCTATAAGTTCCAAACATTCCTCCACCTCCAACTAATGAATAGGTATTGTTATTATTAAAACTATCTCCTTTGGTCTTTGCTATGATAGGGGTGTTTATTCTTATTTTATTATCTTTAAAATCTATAGTCATAGTGTATTCTAAATCAAACTTACGATTGCATCCTCCCATAAATTTACCATAGCAAATACCTCCACTTTCAATTCCATTGATAGAGATTATTTTCCCTTCAACTTTACTTATAGCATCCTTTGCAGAAACATAATAATTTGTAAGAGCAGTGAGAACACTTATATACAACTCATTAGCAGTTTTTCCTTCAAAATTATATACAAGGTAGTTTTTGCTTGGGTCTTTCTCATCAACCATTCCATCCATAGTTAATATAAACTGACTATACCCTAAAAAAGGGATACTTACGATTAGTATAAATAAAATTCTTTTCATTTGTTTTTAATATAAATTATTCAATTAAGGAGCAAAATTAAGAAATTATAAACATTTTAAAAAACAATTTAACATAAAAAAGAATTTTAATGTTTATTTTTATAATATAACTCCCAATGGTCTAAAAGTTTTTGAGCGTGTTCTTTTGGTGTTACTTTTATATATTTTAAAAAACTTGCTTCTGTAGTGTGTCCTGTTATTTTCATTATAGAAAGTGTAGGGAAATTCATTAAATAAAGATTGGTAGCAAAAGAGCGCCTACAAGTATGAGAACTTATTAGTTGCCATTTTTCATATACTCCTTTTTCTTTACGCCGTGTTTTAGGGTTCATTAATGTGCCTTCAATAGGTTGTGTTAATCCTATAATTTTACCTATTTGCTTAATTAAAAAATTAAATTCTATTTCAGATAAAGGTGAAGGCATACCTCGTTTTTTTATTATTTCTTTTATATGGTGATGTAAAGGAATGACAACCTTTGCCCCAGATGTATTGCGGGTCTTTTTAGGTTCTACTTCTATAAATTTACTTTCGGGGTTAATGGTAGGTAAATGCATAAAATCAGAAACTCTCAACCCTGTCCAAACACCTATAATCATTAAATCTCTTGCGTTTTCGAGATTTTTATTATCTGAGAAATCATAATTAAAAAGGGTTTCAATTTCACTTTCAGAAAGGACTACAGCTATAGTTTTTTCTTTCATTTTAGTAAAATCTTCCAAGTCTGAACTAATATTGTATCCTTGTTTTTTTGCTATTTTTAATAGAATTTTGATAATAGAAACATATTGTCCTATTGTATTAGGTGAGTTTTTGCGTACGGAATAGCAATAATTAATAAAATTTGTATTTATAGAAGAGTTATATTCTTCTATTTTGATTCGTTTTTTTGAATTTTGCTCAAAATCGTTTAGGGTATTACAAGTTTGAGTATATTGATATATTATAGATTTTGTATATATTTTACCTGTATTTTGATTAATTTCTTTTCGATTATTTTGTATAAAATTATCAATAAAATCGGTAAAAAAAATGAATTCCTTTTGACATTTTTCGGGTTTAAATTGCTTGTCAAATGCTTTTTTCAGTTTTTCACGAGTAACTTTTTCGTTATTAAGTTTGAAATTATCCAAAATAGTAACTAAGAAGTCGTTATATTGCATTATATAAGTAGTGATTTTCCGAAGTCTTGCGCCATCTTGTCCTTTTTTATTTTTTGGAGTACGAGCGGAAAAATCCCAATCGGAAGGGTGTATTACTTCTCCTGTGGAATATTTAAATATTTTTTTTTCATCAGCGATGTAATACTGAATAATGATTATTGTTTCTTTGTCATTATTAGGTTCTTTTAGATAGAAAAATATAGGATTGATATTTTTTGCAAATTTAGAAAAAGAGTAAGTATAAGGGTAAGTAATTATATATATTTTAATATTTCGTTTAAATAAAAAAATTGCAAACCTCTTGTATTTCCTGTCTTTTTCTATATTTTTATATTCTTATTATATGAATCATATAATATTACATATTAAAAGTATTAATAACTCACGGCGTGAGGGTGTCGTTATATAGTAATATATAGCAAATTTCGTAAACTTCGAGATTGTAACAGCACCTACTCACGCCGTTTATTTTTTTATATTATGTTGAAATCTCAAAACAAAACCCCCAAAAAATCCTATTTAGAGGTAGTAAAAGAAGAATTCGCCAGCGACCTATTTCGCAAATTTATGAATGACAACGAGGGCGTTTTTCAATTTTCTTTCTATGATGGCAAATGGTGTTTAACGTTTCATTTCCCGTACGGAAATCTTAAAGCCGAAGACGAAAACCTACAAGAAGCCGTTATTTCTCTGTATTCCAATTACTTAAACGCCTGCAAAGGCAAACGCTCTGCAACGGATATCTTGCAAAGTCTTTCAGAAAAACAATTAGCAACCCTTTAATTTTCGCATTATGAATACAGAAACTATACTAAATAAAGAAGAAGCCATCGTTTTTATGTCAAAAAAAATAGTTTCTTGGTTATATTCCATTCAAAACGATATAGAAACACACGATTTTGATGGCAAACTATTTGAAATAACAGATGAAATGCTTTTTGAAAGCTATATTACAAAAGAACAAGTCGATTTATTGAAAAACATTACGTATAAACTCCTTTGGCTCAGAAGTTTTTTTACAAACTTCCCCGATGAAACAGATTGTTTTTTAGAACATTTACAAAAAAACTACAACGATTAACATTCTTCAATATTTTTTTTAAGTTCCTCATTATTGAGGAGCTTTTTTTTCGTCCTTTGTGGGTTGTTTTTTGGGTTTTATCTTTGTTGCATAATTGCATAATAATGAAAAAAATAGATACAGACCTTTACGTACTTTCAGCTTCAAAAACGGCTGTACTTTTTGGCGATAAAAACGGCTTCACGCACCCCAAAATAAAGAAAAGCAATTCAGATACTGAAAAATATTCGGCTTGGGGTGATAATAATTTGTACCCGCAAGAATTTACAGAAAAGCTCAACAAAACGGGCGCTGCTATCGGAGGTTTGGAGGTGCTTTGTTCGGCTCATTACGGGCTTGGTTTTCGTTTGTATGAAGACATAGAAACCGAAACAGGAACAACAACCAGGGAACGGCTTCGTACATCTTTTCCTGAAATAAATTCTTTTTTCAAGCGTTGCCGTTGGGATATTACTTTGTCAGAAATCATAGAAGATTTTGAAACCTATGGAATTTCGTTTGTAGAATACCTTTTGAGTCCAAATTTTGATAAAATAGTCTCTATTAAACGCATTCAGGCGCCACATTGTAGGCTTGGAGTGCCTCAAAAAAACGGATATATAGACAAAGTGTATATAAATACAAGTTTTGGCGACAATTTTGACGAAGCATTAACCATTGAAGTGCCTTTCTTTTCAGATATTCATTCAGTAGAAACTCTAAAAGCCTATTGTAAAGAAAAAAAAATAGGGAAATTCATAATTCCTGTAATGAGAACTCTAACTACTGAAAAAAATTATCCAAAAGTAAAATGGCATAGTTCGTTTGCCAATGGTTGGGTTGATGTGGTTTTGTCTGTACCAACTTTCAAAAAATATATGTTTGAAAATCAATTAAATTTGAAATTTGTTATTTACGTTGCCGATGATTTTTTTTCACATAAATACGGACAAAACGAGTGGCAAGAAATGACTAGCACCCAAAAAGAAGAAGAACGCCAAAAAACCATAAAAGCCATAGACGAGCATATGAGCGGGAATAAAGCTGCGGGGCGCTCGTTTTTGTCGCCTTTTTTCAGAGACCAAAACGGAAATTTAATACGAGGAATTGAGGTCCTACCAATAGACGATAAAATAAAAGATGGAAATTTTTTACCTGATGCCAGCGCAGGAAACTCAGAAATACTCTTCCCGATGGGGGTAGACCCTTGTTTGTTAGGAGCGGGGATACCAGGAGGAAAAAACCTATCAGGAAGCGGAAGCGACAAACGTGAAGCATACACCATACTTTCAACCCGAATGCCCATAAAACGCCTACGAACCCTTGAAATATTCGAAAAAATAAGAGATTGGAACCAGTGGCAAGAAAGCCTTTACGGAAATTTCCCAAACATCAACCTAACAACATTAGACAAAAACCCTAACGGACAACAAGTGATTGTGAATTAATAAAATAAAACAATGTTTCAAACCATAGACGAAATAAAACAATATATAAATGTATCCAAATACTTGGATATAAACATTTTAAAACCTTATATAGAAACGGCAATTACAGAAAAAATAACCCCTTTGGTAGGAAATTCTATTCTTGAAAAATTAGAAAACTCCTCCTTTTCTATGGATAATAAAGCGTTTATTTTTTCGCAAATACAAAAAGCGGTGGCAAATTATGCCGTTGCATACAGTATCCCATTTCTGAAAATGCATCTTTCTTCAGCGGGAGCTAATACATATAATGATAATAAAACAGAGCGCTCGCCTTGGTGGGATATTAGAGATTACGGGCTGAATGCTATAAATATAGCAGACAAGGCACTAAATGTAGCTGTTTTATCGTTACAAGACTCTACTTTAGTTTTAGAATTACCTTTTATTAACGACCTTCAAAAATCACTTTTCCGCACTCCATCTGAGTTTTCTGATATTTATCCGATAGGTAATTCTTATGAAATATTCTTGAAGTTAATACCTTTAATGGACGATATTTGGGCGCTTTCTTTACAAAATTTTCTTTCAGAATGCACCCTCTCAGATATTAAAAAAGAAACCACCGCTTTAGCATTACTCAAAAAATATATAGCATATTCAACCCTTGCAGATGCTGTATTATCTCAAGCTTTTACCTTTACAATTTCAGGAATTGTGATACAATGGGAGCAATTGCCTTGGCAAAAAAATCAAATTATAAACCAAAGCCAATTGTTAGAACTTCGAGTAAATTTTGTACAAAAAGCAGGAAGTTATAAAACTCTATTATTAGATTTTTTAAAAAATAATCCTGAAAAATTTCCTTGTTTTGCCTCTAAAAAACAAGATGTAAGAGAACCCGTTTTAAAAAAATCTGGAATTTATTTTTAAAAAAATGTATTTACAACTTAAAGAATATTTTGCACACTTAGCCCAAAAACATAAAGAAATAAAAGAAAATGTAGGGTATTTTTCACGTGAAATTATTGAAAAAACAAATAGTTTTGCAGGGATAGCATCACCATTTTTAGCTATTTATGATTATGAATTAGGGCTTGATGGAGGAGAGCTAAACACCTTAGGGAAACGAAAAATGGTTTTTAGCATCATTTTTGCTAATGCTCCGTTTGATGATTTTGAAGCTCAACAGGAAAAAATAGACCAGGCAGAACAAATCGCATTACAGCTTCTTGCTCGTATTCGTTGGGATAGCAACGATAAAAACCATTTTCTTTATAATGCCTTTGAAAAAGATTTAACAAAAATATATCCTGTAGAAGAGCCACAAGCTCACCTTTTCGGTGTAGAAGTAGAAATACATTTTTCTACAAAACAACCCCTTCAAGTAAATCCAGAACACTGGGAAGATGCTTTTTTGACTTGTTAATCTTTGAATTAAATCAATAACCCTGAGTAATCCTCCGGTAATTCAGCGTCAATATCACGCAAATACTTTTCTAATGCTGTTATTGTGGTGTGCCCTGTAATAAGCATTAAACGGCTTTTGGTTTCAAAGGGTGGAAAATCTTTTCTTAGCTCTCTATATAGTTTTGTTATAAAAGTATGTCTAAATGAATACAGACCGTAATCTTCATTTAAATTAAATTCTTTTTTGATTTTCTTAAATCTTTTACTCCAATAATCTCGTTTATTGGTTTCTGTGGTATCCCACAAGGTAGCCCCTTCAGGAGAAAATATAAATGCTTCAGAGGGTTTGTTTTTTAGATATTCTATTTCTTTAAAAAGAATTTCAGGAATAATTTTTATTTTTTGAAGTTTATTTTTGGCATCAACAACTAGTTTTTTACCCGAAAAATCTATATTTTTCACTTGCAAACGACAAACTTCAATCGGACGAAGGAAATTATAACTTACAAATTTAATAAACAAGAGTAAAAGAGGGTCTTTTTTTTGAATATAATCAAAAATTTCGTCCTGTTGTGCTTGTGTATAGGTTTTATTTCGTTCTGGTTTAGCTTTTATTACTGGGATTTTAGGGACAAAATTTTCAGTAATATATTCATTATCTTCTAAAAATTTGAAAAAAATAGATAAATTGCTACGGGTGTTATTTCTGTTTTTTGGGCTAGTTTTTTCTAAAATATAGTTTAGGAAATTAATAATTGTTTTTTTCGTAATAGATTGAATACTTCTCCCTTGAAAAGTATTAGCATTTAGCCATTTTTCGAAAGAAGAAAGCCTATGTTTATAGTCTTTAAAAGAGCTTTCACTCATTATACTTTGAGCATTTTGCAACCCCAAAGCAAATGCTTGTTCAATGGAAATTATTTGAGTTTCAGAATAAGTATTTTCATAAGGGTTAATATTTCCATTCTCTAAATTTTTTTCTACAACATTACGTAATATCCGAATTGCTTCTTTACGTTCAGAAAGAGTTTTAAATTTTCTATTTACTCCAAAATATATAGGGTTTTGTCTTTCCATTTTTCCAGTTTTTGGATTTAGGAAAGAGAAATAAACGTACCAGCGCTTAGTAATATCGCCGTTTGCATCGTATATTTTTGGTTTAGAATATAGACCTCTGTTTCTCATAGGATATTCGTTAGCGTATTCGCTAGCGTATTCGAATGTTAATTTTTTGTAAAAATTAGTCAT